TTACCCTTCATCAAAAACTTGTAGCAAGTGTGGCACTATAAAAGACAAATTATCTTTATCTGAAAGAACTTTTATATGTGATGAGTGTGGTTATGAAATAGATAGAGATTTAAACGCAAGTATAAACTTAAAGAATTATGGAAAATCAATAGCATAGCACATAAAGCATCTATTGATATGTACCCATACGTTAGTGGGGAATTTAAGCCTTTGGAGTGTCAAACAAACAGGATTAGGAATATCCGAAACTGGACACGATGAAGAAGGAAGGAAACATAAACTTTTATAATGTTTTTATAGAGTTTTATAAGTTTTCTGTAACGGCGGGGCATGGCTAGAAAAAGTACAAAAAAATTAAATGAAAAATTAAATTATTGCACTATGCAGTTATCTGAAAAATGTAAAAAAGCCAAGGGTATGTTGCCTGAAGAAAATTTCTTCACCTCTGTTGCTGCCGAAATTTATGCAAACGGAAGATATAACATATGTAAAGATTGTATGAAAGAGTATGTTTATAATGGTAGAGAAGATATAGATTTAGATAGATTTAAAAAAATATTAAGAATCTATGACTTGCCTTTTTTAGAACAAGAATTTAGGACAGCAGTAACAAATAAAAAGGAAACTGTTGGAGTTTATATGAGATGTATAAATTTAAATCATAGTGATAAGACTTGGCTTGATAGTGATGGCTTAAATTTATCATTGGACAATTTAAAAGGTGAAGAACATTTTGTAGTTACAAAAGATATAATTAAAAAATGGGGAAGGGGTTATACTGATGAAGAATATGAATTAATGGAAGAAATCTATAAAGAATGGACTTCTAAACATAAAAGTGACACATTGGCAGAACAAAAAACTTTTAAATATATAGCTATGAAAGAGTTTGATATTTTAAGAGCTAGAGAACGAGGGGATAATACTGATAAATTAGAAGAATCTTTAAGGAGATTTATGTCAAATGCCGATGTTGTGCCTAAAGATATTAAAGACGCAAATCAAAGCAATAGCGATGAAATGTGGGGAAAATTTATTGAAACAATAGAAACAGTAAGACCTTCTGAACATTTTAAAAATAAGAAGATTTATTTTGATTTTGATAGTTTATTGGATTATTTAAATAGATTTGTATTTAGACCATTAAAAAATATATTAGCTAAAACGAAAGAATATGATAAAGAATTTAGTATTGAAGAACCTAGTGGTTTTATGGAAAAAGAAGTATCAGAAAAATATGATTATGGAAATAAATTAGAAGAAAATATTAAAAATTCTTCTGATGAAGATATAGTTTTTTAAGGTAATTTAAATGGCAAAGAGTAATTTAAATGATTTTAAAAGAAAAACCACTAGAAATGTTTTAAATGACACAGAGTTTTTAGAAAAGGTAATTGATTGGAATACTTTTTTTAGAAGAAATATTCATAGATTTATTGAAATGTACTTTGGTATAGAACTGCATCTTTATCAAGTTATAATGGTTTATTTGATGAATTTAGCTCCTTTAGTTGTAATTGTAGCTTGTAGAGCTGCTGCTAAATCATTCTGTATTGCTATTTTTGCTTGTGCTAGATGTGTTTTATATCCAAAGACTAGGGTTGTTATAGCAAGTTCCACTAAAAAACAAGCATCGCTTATAGTTAGTGAAAAGATTAAAAAGGAATTAATTCCTAAGTCGCCAAATTTAGCTAGAGAAATTAAAGATATAAGAACAGGACAAAATGAAACAGAAGTAACATTTTGGAATGGTTCTTCAATAATAGTTGTACCTGCAAGTGATAATGCAAGAGGGATTCGTGCAACTATGCTTATATATGAAGAGTTTCGTATGATTAGAAAAAATATAATAGATACTGTATTATCACCTTTCTTGTATATTAGACAGGCTGATTATTTAAAGAAGTCTGAATATGAGCATTTAGTAGAAGAGCCTATTGAAATATATATATCATCGGCTTATTTTGCTGCTCATTGGATGTCAAATTTAATAAAAATGACAGTTAAGGATATGTATAATAAATCCGAAGCCATTTTTCTTGCTTATGATTATTCCATAACGCTTAAACATGGTATAAGAACACGAAAACAGCTTATGAGAGAAAAGAAAAAGCTAGGAACATTAGCTTTTGCTATGGAATATGAGAATGAAATGGTGGGTTCAAGTGAAAATCCATTCTATATCTTTGATAAGTTAGATAAACTGCAAGTTTTAAAGAAATCATTTTATCCTAGATACTGGTTTGATGGTAAGTATTGTAATGGTAAAAAGAATAAATTTGCCATACCTAAAGTTGCAGGAGAAGTAAGGATTTTATCTGTCGATATTGCTATGGTATCTGGAGATAAAAACGACAACTCTGTGGCGACTTGTATTAGAGGGTTGCCAAATGGCGATTATTATGAAAGACAAGTACCTTATATTGAGGTATTTGGTGGAGAAAACACTGAAATTCAAGCTAAAAAGATAAAAAGATTGTTTTATGATTTTGAAGCTGATTATCTTGTGTTAGATACACAAAATTCAGGATTAAATGTTTTTGAGGATTTAGGTAAGATTATTTATGATGAAGAAAGAGATATAGAATATCCTGCTTTTACTTGCTTTAACGATAAAGATGTGGCTTCAAGAGTTAAAAATAAAGAAGCATCGCCAGTTGTCTTTTCATTTAAAGGACAATTAGAAATAAATCAAAAGATGCACTATGCTATGGCAGATGTAGTAGATAAAGGTAGATTAAAATTATTATCAAATGTTGTTAAGGCGGGGGATTATTTAGATGAGCAAGACTTCTACAATAAAGCCTCAACTGAAGAAAAGGTTGATTTTGAAGTTCCTTATATGCAGACAGACTTATTAATAAATGAAATGGTTAATTTAAAACAAGTGATTAGACAGGGTAGATATTTAGCATTAGAAGAACCTTCAACTGGGACTAAAGATAGATATATTTCTTTAGCAATGGGGAATTATCTTGTAAAAATATTAGAAGAAGATTTAATTAATAATGATGAAGATGAAGATTGGGGAGATATGCCAATGTTCGTTAGTTCTTTTGTGTGGAAAGTTTAAGAGTATATCATCTTAAATGATATACTCTTAAATAATTATAATAAAAATATGATTATATGAGAATTTTCATATGAATTCTGATATAGTTATATTTAAATTTTTATATAGGAGGTGAGAGTGTGGCGAAGAAGAAGAAGAAAAAAGTTGAAGTTGATGTAAGTGAATTAAAAAATGGAAAGACAAAGGTTTTAACAAATATAAATGGAAATTATGTTTTAAGTGAAATAAATAATGAAGAACTTAAAGAAGGAACATTTAATACTGGCTTAGATACAGCGGCATTAAACTTCTTATCTAATGAGCATTTATATAATAAAGTTCTTCAAAGTGAAGGTAGTGCATATGTTACTACTTATGATGAATTGTTGGAATTAGCTAAAAATCCACAAAATGATATAGATAAAATTATAAAAATTAATAGTATAATTCAATATTATGTTAATAAAGATGACATAATTGGCAGAGTAGTTGAAGTTATTGAAAATAATATTAATACAAGTTATTCCTTAAATTATCCTAATCTCCCAAATAAAAGAGGAGTAAAGAAAAATAAAGAAAGAGTTGAAACTATTATTGAAGAATTTAATAAGCAAATAGATTTAGAGGAATTAATTAGAGAAAATGTGTTGTACACCTATATGGAAGGTAATTTTATAATGTATTTAAGGGGTAATTCTAATAATGGATATGTTATAGAAAAATATCCATTGGGAATATTAAATATAACAGATTATAAGATTGATAATGAGCCTATTGTAACTTTTAATGTTGATAAATTAAAACAAACATTACAACAAGCTCAAAATAAGTTTTCTAAATTGAAATCTAAATCAACTGTTCAGCTAAGTAAAAATATTGAAGAAGAAATATTAAAAAATTATCCTGAAGAAGTTGTAAGTGCTTATAAGGTTAAAGACAATCTATGCTTTTTAGAGCCTAGCAGAACAGGGGTTAATAGAATAAATAATTTTAGAGGGATTTATGGGCTAAGTCCTATTTTTAAGGCTTTAAATTCACAATTATTATTAGATACTTATGATAAAGTTGATAGAAATAATGCAATAGCAAAATCTAAAAAGATTTATCATCAAGTTTTAAGAAAAGAATTATTAACTATGCAAGAAGGTTCTAAGAAAACTACTAAATTTCCTAACGAAATAGGATATGCTCATGGAAGTTTATTAACTGCTATGCAGAAGGAAACCGTTTTAATAACTTCACCTCCTTATGTTGAAAAATTAGAAATTATAGAACCTCAAACAGTAGAGACTAATCCTGAAAATATTTTGCTTAATAGGAATAGAGTTTTTAATGCTTTAGGTATTGGCTTCTTAACTAATGAAAGCAAAAGCTCTTTTAATACTGTAAATGTAAATGTTGATGAATTATTAAAAACAGTAAATAAAATAAGCAAAAGATTGGAAAAGATTATAAATAAATTTTACAAAGTTGTTTGTATGGAAAATGGTATTGATATAATATATGCTCCTACAATTAGTATCCAGTCTACTAACTATTTAGATGAGGATTCTAAGGCTAAATTAATAGATTTACTATATAATAAGATAGGAGTTTCTTATAAAACTATATTTAAAGTTCTTGGAAGTGATTTTGATTTTAAAACAGAAATTAGAAATAGAATTGAAGAAAATGAATTTGAAATTGATGGAGAAACTTATAATCTAGATACCGAAGTATTTAAGCCTCATATGACATCATACAATTCTAGCGGTAATAAGATAAATGATGATTTGAATAATAAAGATGAGAAAAATTCTAAATCTGAAGAAAATCAAAATCGAGATGAAGATAAAAAATTACAAGATAAGGCTAGATATGAAGCACAAAAAAAATTAGCTAGGGGGTGATTAAATGGATAATTTAATTTTAAATGGACAAGTATTAGAAATGTCAACAGATAAAAATGATGATTTAAAAATAAAATTTTTAATCTGCCCTCTTGATGAGGTTAATCATAATAATGTGGGCATAAAAGAATCTGATATTACCGAAGAAGAAAAGTTCGGTATTAAAGATAAGGCAGTAGTTACTAAAGTAATTAAAGACAACAATGGTGATTATAATTTTAGTGGGCATAATTTAAAAATCAAAAATGTAGTTGATAAAAATGGAAATATTACTAAAGAATACGAATTTGACACAAATGCAGTTGGATTTCATAAAGAAGTTTGGATTGAAAAAATAGAAATAGATGGAGAAAATAAAAAATGTATTGTAGCAGAAGCTATAATATGGAAAAGATACCCAAGGGTTATTGAAGTTATAGAAAGGCTTGGCACTAAATTGAGGACAAGTTGGGAGATTCTTTATGACGAATGTTATTATGAAGGAAAAAATAAATGGATAAAGGGGTTAAAATGGTTGGGTAATTGTATGCTTGGGACAAATGTTCGTCCAGCCTATCCGATTGCGGGAGCATTAGAAATAAGCGAGGAAGAAAATCAAGAATATGAGTTATCTATTGCTACTTATCAAGATTTAAGTGGCGATATAGCTATAAATGATTTAAATATAAGAAAAGGAGGAGAAGAAATGGTGGATGAAAATAAAAATAAAAATAAAAATATTGAAACATCTTCTATTAGTGATGAAGATTTAAGGTCAAAGGTTGTAAGAGCTATATACGCATTAGAAAGAGAAGAAAAATATTTTTATGGCATTTTAATATATCCATATGATTTTATTGCTTATGCAAAGTTAGGAGGAAAGGATAGTAAAGTAGAAGATTATGTCAAATTTACTTTTGTTGTAAACTCTGATGATACTGTAGCTATTACAAGCCAAGAGAATGTTAAAATGATATTTGTGCCAAAAGCACAACAAGAAGCTGAAATTGCTGAATTAAATAAGAAAATATCAGAAAAAGAAGCAGAACTATCTTCTAAGATGGAAGAAATAGTTAAATTAGGTGAAGTTATTAAGAATAACGAAACTGCTTTGGCTGAAAAAGATAAAGAAATATCTAATTTAATTCCTTATAAAGAAAAGGTTGAAAAGGCTGAAGCTGAAGCTAGAGAGGCTGAATTGGCACAAGCTAGAGAAGTTTTAAAACAAAAGGCTTTATCTAGCAAATATGTTACTGAAGAAGAAATTGAAACTTCAGAAGAATTAAAGAGAGCTATACAAGAATTAGATGAAAAGGCAATTAATTCTTATATAGGACAAAAAGTTGTTGAATATGCTTCACAAAAATTAAATGAAAAAGAAGAAAATGAAATTGAAATTAGTAAGGTTAAAAAACAGGTAAAAGTTGATATAAATTTAAATCAATATGATTACCAAAAAGGAAATCCAATATTTGATTTTTTAAAAAAATAAAATATTAAAATAATAAGATAAAGGAGGAATAATAGATGTTAAGAGTTTTACAAAGTATAGAAGGGAAAAATGTTGATGCTGAAAAGAAAGCAAAAGT